GGATTGCGCTTTAAGCACGAACAGCCATGCCACCGCAGATATTCTTTTCGCCACTGGCAGTTCGGAAACCGAACGCATGCGAATCGACTCTTCGGGCTACGTTGGCATAGGAGATGACTCACCGAACCGCCCTCTCGTGGTCAGCAGTTCGCAGAATATAATAGCTTCGTTGGAGTCTACTGACGCAGACGTTTACATTACTCTATCGGATGACACCTCAACCTCTGACTCCTCTCAACGCATTGGGGTTACTGGTGATGATATGCACTTTTGGACTGACTCCGTTGAACGGATGCGAATCGACTCTGATGGCATGGTGACTACGAGTGGAGCGGCTAATACCAACGGTGACTCTAGGAGGACTATCTCCATTGATGACACTACCGCTATGGCCGCTGGAGTTGGTGGTGGAATTTCTTTCGGGGGTAAATACAAGAGTGACGGAACGATTACCCGCTTTGCTGGGATTTGGGGAGAGAAGGAAAACGGAAATAATGAGGACGAGAGTGGTCAACTGCATCTCGGCACAAGGGAGGACAACGGTACTGTTAGTTCTGATTTAGTCATCGGCTCAAGCGGCCAACTAGGCATCGGTGGCGCAAACTACGGAACGGATGGCTATGTCTTAACCAGCGGGGGTGCTTCAGCCGCACCAAGCTGGGAATCTCTCACTGCGGGAGACACTCTTCCGGTAGAAGACTCAACCTCCATCGCCAAGGACTCTTCTGGCAGTAATGACAAGGAGATGCGGATTGATGTTGGGGCTATTACTGAGGGCGTCACTCGCGTTATCACAATGGGTGACCGCGATGTGGACTTGGCGAGCGGAGGGACTTTTCAGGACTACGATGCTGATACTGCTAAGACTGATGTAACCCAGACGTTCACTAAGCCTCAACGGGCTAGCGTGACTACGATTACGGTACAGAATAGCACACAATATCAAGCAGACTTTTCCGAGGGAAACAACTTCTACCTATCGCTAGCAAGTTCAGTGGGGTACAGCCTGCTCGCTCCTACAAACGTAGTTGCGGGTCAATCAGGGATAATCACAATAAAGCAGACTAATGGAGGTACGATTGCCTTCAATAGCATTTTCAAATTTGAGGACGGCGACACCCCTCCCGCTCTATCAGGTGGGGGTACCTATAATCAGTTAGTTTACTACGTTGAGTCATCAACACATATCGTAGCTAAACTCTTACGTAACACATCATAATAACAAATAGATAACATGGAATACATATTCAATAGACTAGACCCACGCGTGTTGCCGAAAAAGGGCGACAGAATCAACGTAATCGACGGCATCGTCATCGGCATGACTGGTGCCGACGAGAATGGAGTCTCCGCTTATCGTGATACGCTCGTCAAGTTACGAGAACCTGATGATTCATTCATCGCCTTCGAGGATATCACACCCGAATGGGTAGGCGAAATCTGCAAGAAGACAGCGGAGGACAACGGTTGGGAGGAATCAATCGCAGCGGAAGTTGAAGCCAAGAAGACGGCCCCCGTCTCCATGCAATTCGAGTGGCAGAAGCCGAAACCCGCACCAGCACCAGAACCCGCACCAGCACCAGTTGAGTAATGGGAATAGCAGCACTCAACTTGGCCTTGATGCAGTTGACTGGAACTGGCAGTGGAGGTTCCGCTGGCGGGCAAGGGGGTGCGTCCGCTAAGAGCCTGCGGTTTGATAGGGCAAGCAGTAGCTACCTCACTAAGACACTTTCCTCGACAGAAACCTCTTGGACAGCGTGCTGCTGGGTTAAAAAGGCTTCAGTTAGTTCGTCTAATTATGAGCATATCTTTGACCTAGACGGCGATGGACAGGCTTTAGCCCTCTGGCCGGGTGGTGAAATCTACTTCTACTCTGGTTCCACGACATACAAGACTGACTCACTATACCGGGACACAACAGCTTGGATGCACCTCGCGCTTCTGAACAGTTCAAGCATTATAACCCTCTATGTTAACGGCGTTCAAGAAACCACTGGCGATTTTAGTTCGACGATTAGGTCAGGCTCATCTGCTGGTATCGTAAATATCGGGAGGTATTACAACTCCAACTCTGGCGCACATTATCTGAACGGCTATATTCACGACTTTTATTTCGTCGAAGGGAGTGCAGTAACTCCTGTCGGCAACTTCATCGAGGCGGATTCCACCTCTGGAGTCTACAAGCCGAAGGTCTATGATTTATCCTCTGCGGGTTCTAATTCATTCCGCCTCGACTTTGAGGATTCCAGTGACATCGGAAATGATGTTTCCGGCAACGACAACGATTTTACGCCCACCAATTTATCCTCGCATGACATTGTGCCAGATATTCCAACGAATAATTGGAGCGTGATGTCTCCTATAAACTCCGCGGTTAATTCGGGTTCAGTTACTTTCAGTGAGGGTAGTCTGGGCATCAACAGTAACACCGCTGCCAATAAAACCGCTTCCACTTTCGCAATGCCGAGTGGAAAGTGGTACGCAGAAGTACGAGTAGAGGACGAGACGAGTAACGCAATGGTGGGTGTCTGTCGCCCTCAAGATATAGTTAACTCTTCTCAGCCTGTTGGGTGGGGAGGGACAGGCCATGTCGTTTACGCAAACAATGGATATACATATAACAGTTCAACTTCAGCCTCAACTACAGGGATTGGGGGAGGGACTGCTGGCGACATCTACCAGTTGGCCGTTGACGTTGATAACCTCAAGATTTGGTATGGCAGAAATGGAACATGGGAGGGGACAGTAGATAGCTCTGGTGGTCACACTCTCGACTCAGGCACTCAAGTCTTTGCCTACTCCTACCGCGACTTAGTGCGTTGGAACTTCGGCCAAAATGGAACTTTTGATGGGGAAGAAACCGCAGGAGGAAATTCGGATGGAACCTATGGAGACTTCATGTACAGCGTCCCTTCAGGCTACAAAGCCCTCTGCTCGGCCAACCTCTCAGCAACCATCGCTGACCCATCGGCGCACTTCGGTGCGATTAAGTGGACGGGTAATGGAACCAGTAATAATGATGCACAGTCTATCACTGGTTTAGGATTCCAGCCCGATTTGGTATGGGTTAAGGGCCGAGGAGCAGGAACTCAATCCCATGAGCTTCACGATTCAGTGCGGGGTGCGGGTAAGCGCGTGTTCGCCAACGACACCGCTGCCGAATCCGATGTGTCAACGTTAGACTCATTTGATTCAGATGGCTTCACGGTTAGCGTGGGTTCTTCAGGACAAAATGGAACGAATGGCGATGGAATAGATTATGTGGGTTGGTGTTGGAAGGCTGGAACTGCGTTTGATGCGGGGGGTGGAGCAGGGACGGGTTCAAAGAATGCCAGCGCAGGATTTTCAATCGTAACTTGGTCGGGGCAGGACGACGATATGCAATCGGGCAGCGATACTGATGTCTCTCATGGGCTGGGAGTTAAGCCTGATTTAATCCTGATTAAGAATCGAACGAACAACGCAGATGGGGATGCGTATAGCGACACTGATTGGTGCTTATGGAACAGCGGCCTCAGTGGCGATGATTACTTTAAGCGGCTGAACACTGTAGATGATGAACAGCAGTGGGACAGTGAGAAGGAGGGCTTGAAGTCGATTGGGGCCAGCACGTTTACAGTGGCGAATGGTCAGTATGATTCAGGCACTTACTTCTTCCTGAACTGGGAGGATATGGCAGCAATAGGCAGCGGAGAATCGGATGATTACGTTGCATACTGTTTCGCCAACTCAGACGTATTCCAAACAGGGGTTTATTCTGGGAATAGCTCATCAGATGGCCCAGTGGTTCACACTGGATTTAAGCCAGCGATGGTTTGGCTCGATAGAATCAGTAGCCAATCACTGCATATCATGGATACCGCTCGTAGCCCCTCAAATGTGGTGGATGACCAACTCTATCCCAGTAGCAACGCTGCCGAGGCTGAAGATAATCTGGTTAAGATAGATATCCTGAGCAACGGGTTCAAGCTAAGGAACTCTCAGGCAGCGACCAACACCACTGGGAACACATATCTCTATTACGCTTTCGCTGAACAAAACGCTAAATATTCTACCACCAAATAATTATGCCATACATAACAGCAGAAGGAAGAACACTTCCAAGCAACACGGGATTCACTCTGGGAGACTTTAACTATCCATCGAACTGGCTGCAATGCGCTACGCCAGAGGCTATTGAGTCTCTGGGGTTAACATGGGTAGACCCGCCGAAGTTCAAGGATGAGCGGTGGTGGAGGAACGTGGTTAGAGATGGTGAGGTCACCAGCACCCCGATTCCTCTAGAGCAACTGAAGGAGCGGGAGACTCGTAATGCGAAGAAGACCGCTGGCGCGATGTTGATTGGCAGCGATTGGATGGTGATACGTTCAGTGGACGAAGAAGAACGACCAGTGCCAATCGAGTGGGCTGAGTATCGGGAAGCGGTTAGGGCTGAGTGTAATCGATTAGAGGAGGAGATAACTGCAGCAGATTTTGAAGGGATTCAATCGATTGAACAGAGTTGGCCGAATGACCCTGACTTTAAGGAGATAGATGACTCGGGTGGAGTAAATGAATGATATAACTGAATGGCTCAAGATTTTCGGAATCAATAGTGCCACCCTCGGGGTGACTTCACTTACGGATTTGGAGGTCTTGTTTAAGATTTTACTGCTAGGCCTCACATGTGTGTGGACTGCAGTAAAGATAATAAAACTACTAAAAGAAGAATGAAACCTGGATATAAAACAACTGAGTTTTGGCTCGCATCTGCTGCAACGATTTGCGGCATATTGTTTGCGAGCGGAATAATATCACCGGACGGCAGTGGTGCCGTTGAAAAAGCTGTAGCATTTATTGCTGCTGCACTTGCTAGCCTTGGGTACTCCCAGGCCAGGGGTACGGCTAAGGCCGGTGGCCATCAGGAGCCGGTAGTAAATAAGCCTTTGGGATGATAACAGAGCTCTTAGGTGCTTTACGGGCGCTGCCGCAGATTGCGGCCGCCTTAAAGGAGCTGGGAGCAGGAATTAAGGAAGCAAATGCAACAAGGCGCAGGGAGGAAAAGCAGACTTTGGTTGATGACCTTATTGCTTCTGCTCGGGAGCGCCGGCTGCGTAAGCAAGAAGCTGAACGGGTTTCAGGAGATAGCGGAAAGGAATCCGGTGGGGATGGAGCAAGCGGCAGCGACACCGGAGGGCATTGAGCTAATCAGGCAGTTGGGTCGTTACATAGCGGAGCTTGAAGAAATGATTGAAAGCCAGTAATGCCAGATAAACAGATATTAGCGGATGGAGATTCTGATTTTTTCGGGATTAACATGCGTGTGGATCCAGCCTCTCTTGACCCTGGCCTTGGCTCTGATGCCAGGAATATTAATTTCCGCAGGGGAGTTGCTGAAACTCGCCTTGGCCTTGTCAAGCCGGCCTGGCTCAATAACGTGAGCCCAGGCACAACGGGTATCGAGATAAACCCCTGGGGAACCATCTACGGTGCGGGTACATATAAGGACCCCAACTCCCTTGAGTATGTGGTGCTTGCTGCTGACGGTGATTGCTACTTCTGCAAGGAGAATAACATCGCCATTAAGATGGCTCTCCCTACGGGCGTGAAGGTTCTTTCCGATGTTAGCTTTATTCAGGCCTTTAATAAGGTCCTGATGTTCAGAGGCCAAAGCCTTGCTCCGCTCGTAATGAGTACAGTGGATGACGGGTTTGAGGACTTAGTTGACCACTGGGATTCCACTGCTGACCCCTACACGGCCAGCACAAGCGAGGTTGCCTGGGGGCCTTGGAAGAGTGCTTCAGGGATAGCTCACAGCGCTGGTGTGGCCACGGTCACTACCTCTAGTGACCACGGGTACATCACTGGTGCGGATATTACAATTCGAGGTGCGACTAATACTGAGTTTAATGGGCGCTTTAATATTACAGTCACTGGTTCAACCACTTTCACCTATACGGTAACCAGCAGTAATTCCACTGCTGGCGGAACAATAACCTGTTCCAACAATCAGGACTACTGGAAGGCGGATGCAGGTTATACGGACGGCGATGAGCCAGGTGTAACCAACTGGACTCAGATGACCACTATCCTGCCAAACTCAAGTATGGCTGAGTTTATCCAAAACCGGGTTGTAGTGGGCACTTCATTCAGCACGACCACAATGGATTACACGAGTAGTAAGAAGGATTTTCTTTTTGCAACCGATTTGCTCGACCATAAGCATGTTTTCTTCACTAGCCAGTTTAGGATTAACGAGGGTTCAGATGATGAGCTGGTGGATTTAATGAAGCTCAATGACAACCAGCTTTTACTGTTAAAGACCAAGAGCATTTATCTCCTGACAAATGTTTTAACCAATGCCTCAAGCACAGAGCTTGCTGATAGCGTTAAGCTGGAAACATTGGTTCCAAACTATGGTGTGCCTTCGCAGGATGCAGTGGTGATGGTGGGTAGTGATGTGTATTTCTATGCCGGCCGCCGGGGGATAGTCTCAATGCGGCAAAGTGAACAAGGCAAGATTCAGGGAGTTGATGTCCCTATCTCTGAACCTATTCAACCATTGATAGACCGCATTGACCCACGCTATGAGCACCTGATAAAAATTGCATATATCGACAATCGCCTTGTCTGTGCTATTCCCCTTGATGATGGCAGCAACGGGAATAACTGCTGCCTGGTGTACGACTTCCTTAATGGAGCCTGGTCTGGCCGCTACGATGGCACTGCTATTAATATTAAAGGCTTTCTAAAGGCTTACCATAAAGGTTCCGAGAGGCTGTTTGCTTACAGTAATGACGGCTTTATGAATCTGATGGATGAATCTCATCATGGCGATGAGGTGCGGGACCTTTCCAGGGATAACAATGTGGGGGTAGAGGAAATCTCATCTGTATTTACAACCAGAGGCTATCATCACAATGACTTGAATCAGAGATTCTTTAAGAGCGCGAGCCTGGGTGTTGGCACCTGGTATCCGAGCTATAGCTTAAGCATCTTGATGGATGGAGCTAATGAAAGGAAAGAGCTCGTAAGCGGCCGCACCAAGGATATTACGAAATACTATCGCCCATTTGATGCGGCTCCATTTGATACAAGCAACTTGAATGATGACCATGATGCTCCGTATCGGGAGGATTACTCTTCAACTCCGGCCGGTGGCGCTAACCTTGCAACTGAGAGCGGCGACTTGCTGGTAACTGAATCAGGTGACTTTCTAATGATAGATGCTAACCTGGCAGCGGGTGATTCATTGAATCCGTTCAGGTTCCAGGAAACTCAGGAGTCCTTCAGGATGCCCGTCAGGGAGGGGAGATATGGCCAAATGGAGGTATCAAATAATAAGGGAAGAATACAGGTCAAACAGGCTATAATGACAACTGAAACCGGTGCCCACGGCATACAGGTTAAATCATAGGAGAAAAACATCGTGGCAATTACAGCAACCGTTACGCCGGGTCGAGTGTTCCAATCGGATACACCTATAACCGTGAGCAACCTAAACCAACTAGGTACTCCTACCGTGGACATACAGGGAGCTGTAGGCTCATTGTCCCTCAGTAGTAACAGTATTGTTAATTCTCACCTACAGGCCGGTGCGGCAATTCAGTGGGTTAAAATGGAGGCATTAAGTAGCGGCAACCTGGTTGTTGGTAATGGGTCTAATGTTGCGACAGCAGTAGCCATGAGCGGCGATGCGTCAATGGACAACACCGGTGCGGTCACTGTTTCATCTGCTTCCACTGTAACCGATAATGCAATCACTCTCGCAAAACTGGAGGACGGCACTCAGGGGGATATTCTCTATTATGGAGCAGGCGGCGCACCAGCAAGGTTAGGGTTTGGGACTGATGGGCAATTTCTTAAAACCCAAGGCACAGG